TTCTATGCTGGTGGGGTGTTTGTGGCTCGCATGGAATCTGACGGGGATTTACATATTAAAGGAGATGTTATTGCATTCTCGGATATATTTGCATAATGGCGATTACAAGTAGTGGACAAATAAAATTTTCCGAATTAAGAACAGAACTAAATCAGGGCGGCGCGTTTAGTATTGCCACCGCTGCTGAAGGGGGATATGAAGCAATCAATACTAATAGCGCGAGTACTCCGGATGCCGACGCTCCTCATGCTATTAGCGAGTGGTACGGCTATGATCATAATGCAGCACCAGCATACTCTAATACTAAATTTTATAGAAATGATGGCACTGGAGATTATGTAAACGGTACAACGTCAACATCTCCATTTAGTATTAGCAGCTCCCAAGACCTTACGGTTTCTATGTGGGTGCGTCCTCAGAACACATCAACGCAAAATCATATGATGATAAACTTTGGTAATACCAATGCAAATGGTAATAACCGTATGTTTATCAGTTATACTGCGAACGTAAACCGCATACTTACGCGTTACCGCTCAAACTCTGTAAATTTTGATGTACAATGGGCGCTGCATGACAACAGCACTGCTACTGGAATTTCTAGCTCAACCCCAGCGTGGAGTGCTAACAATAGAGGGAACACCAATAGCGATGGCTGGATAATGCTAACAATGACATATGATGCATCGCAAGGCTCTGGTAGTAATGCGTTTGATCTTTATTGGAATACTACTGCATTTACATCTCAGGCCACCTCAGCTAGCGGTACAAGAACCACTATGGATGCAACAAAGCTGCGTATTGGGGAAAACTTGCATTTAACAGACTCTGGTGGTAATGCATATATGGACTTTGATGAAATTAAAATTTACAACCGAGTGCTGTCTGCGTCTGAAATAAGCACGCTATATAATAGCGGAACCATAGCGGACTCCTCCCAAACCGTATCAAGTGGGTTAATTACCGAATGGACATTTGATGGCGGTAATGCTAATGATTCAAACAGCAAGTACACCGGAAGTATTGTTAATGGAACAACTGTAAATTACTAATGGAATATTCTGTAGAACCTTATTTAGAAGACAAAAGCGTCTGGGAAGTATTAGAGGATAGTCTTCCTGTTTTTTGGGGCACCGAAGAGGAATGCCACGAATACGTAAATAATATAACAAACAATGAGCTTTAAAGAAATATTTAAAACCGATAACACGTATAATGAAAAAACGATTATTGGGTTTTTATCATTTGCCGTAATGGTGATTGTTATGGTTGCCGATGTGCTTACCGGTGCATTTGGTAAAGACTTGCCGATTAATGAGTTTACTTATAATTCCTTTGTGCTAGTCACGCTAGGCAGCTTTGGTATTGCAGGATTAGAAAAATTTGCAGAAAGAAAATAATATGAAATGGTACATTCCAATAATTATAAGTGTTATCCTAAGTTCATGCTCCGCTCAATGGCATTTGAGCAAGGCGGTGAAAAAGGATCCGGCAATATTGCAGAAAGACACGATAATTGCAGTAGACACGATTGTGACACCGCCTGTGGCTTTGACGGATACTGTGGTGCTCATGGAGACGGATACCATAGTCGTGGAGAAGGAGCGTTTAAGGGTAAAAATAAGCCGACGTTTCGACACGATAAGGGTAGACGCTACTTGTGAGTCGGATACTATTATTAGCATTGTAGAGGTTCCTGTAGATAAAATTATATACCAGGAACGCGAAACCCCTATGCAAAAGTTGCAAAAGTTAGCGCTTTATATGCTTGGCGCGCTTGTTTTATGGAAAGTGATTGAAGCCAAACTGTTAAAACGTTAAAAACCACCCATTTTAAGTAATATATATAACATAACCTTAAACATTTAAACCAAATGACATTTTATTACCGTACAACCACCTTTGGCGATAGCCAAAAACCAAGCAGTGAACAACTCGCGTGGTGGAAGCGAGCGGCAGAAAAAAAGAACTGGCGCATTGTTCGATTACCAAATGGTTACTTTCAAACCGAATTAGACCTAGGCGAAGACCAATGGCACGATGTCACTCGCCGGGAAACTATTGAAGGCGCTGAAAGCGCAATCGATTCTTCAATTGAGCATTTTGCAAAGAAGCTAGATTTTGCTAAAGGACCAGCAGTAGTTAAAACATTTGAATAAGAAACCACAAACAATTTAATTTAATGGAATTTAATAACCCGAGCGAGATCGTTAAAGATCTTACATTTGGCCGTATGGCCAACTCAAAAATCATGTCCGGCGTCAACAAGCTAGCGAACGCAGTGAAGTCCACATTAGGGGCTTCTGGTAAATGCGTAATCTACGAAGACGCAATGGGCCGGCCGGTCATTACAAAAGATGGTGTAACCGTAGCGGAAAGCGTAGTCTTATTTGACCCGGTCGAAAACATCGGAGCCACCTTAGTTAAGGAGGCTGCGGCAAATACAGTGCGTGAAGCGGGTGATGGTACCACAACGGCTACCGTCCTCGCACACTCGCTTTTGCAAGAATTAAATAAAGTAACCGATGAATCCACGATTAGAGAGATTAAAAAAGGCGTTGAAGATTGTTCTAAGGAGATTGTACATTATCTTAATGCTGCCAGTGTGGCGGTTGAGGGTGATATGCTACAGCAAGTTGCTTACATTAGCTGTAACAACGATAAAGAGCTTGGAGAAAAAATTGGCCAAGCTTTCGAGCGAGTTGGAAAAGATGGAGTTGTATTAATGGAGGAATCCGATACAAATGAAACGTATGTTGATTTTGTGGAGGGTACTCAATTTGACTCTGGCATTAAATCGCCACATTTAATTACGGATAAAGACAAAGGTACAGCTGTTTTAGACAATCCTTACGTGCTTATTGTCTCTTCCCCTATCCCTAACATTAGAAAAATACAAAGTGTCCTAGAACACGTTGTAAAATCAAATAGAAGCCTGCTTATAGTCGCAGATGTTGAGCAACAACCTTACCAAACGCTATTAGCGAACAAAGTAAAAGGTAATATTAAGGTGAACATTGTAGATTTACCTGGATTTGGGCCAACAAAACAAGAAACACTTGAAGACTTAGCTATTTTAACAGGGGCTAAGGTAATCAATGAAGAACTTGGCGACGATTTGGATTTAATTAGCCCAGATGTGTTAGGTGAAGCAGTTAAGTCTGTGACGAACCAGAAGAACACTGTGCTGCAGGTTGAAACCGACCGTGAGCTGCTCCAAGAACGTATCGAAATGGTACGCAACAAAATCGCCAACGAAACAAACGGGTTTTTCAAAAACAAGCTTGAGCAACGACTCTCTATGCTTACCGGTAAAGTTGGATTGATTTATGTGGGAGCAGACTCTCAGGTCGAATTAAAAGAAAAGAAAGATCGTGTTGAAGACGCGATTTATGCCACGCAAGCGGCTTTAAAAGAAGGCATTGTTGCAGGTGGCGGAGCGGCGTTATTGCATGCTTCCCATAAAATTAAACCTAAGAACGACGGGTATAAAGCATTGCTTACAGCCATTAAGGCACCGTTTAACACAATTATGCAAAACGCTAATATTGACATTCAAGATCCGGTATTAAGCAAGAATAGAGGTGTGGATGCAACAACCGGCAAAGAGATTAATATGCTAAAGGCTGGTATTATCGACCCGGTGCTTGTAACAAAAACAGCATTAAAGAATGCGATTAGTGTAGCGACAACAATTATTTCCGCTGATGTAGTAATTTCAAATATGAGAATTAATGAAAGCGGTAAATAACTATATTGTAATTAAAAAAATCAAGGAGGCAGCTAAAAAAGTTGCCGGCCTTGAATTAACTGAAAGCCAGAATACCGACGTTAGATATTTAAAAGCCGAAGTCATTAGTTGCGGACCAATGGTAATCGGCGTTGAAGCCGGTGATATTATTAGATATGATAAACACGCTGGCCATGGCATTGAGTGGAAAGAGCAACTGTTCCATATAATTACAGTTAATGACGTTGTTATTGTAGAATGAGATTAACAGCGTCAGACTTAAAAGAAATAAACCTTCTAAAGTATTACAGGCTTGTTAGAAAATGGGCTTGCAAAACTTACGGAATAAATGACGCGGACCTTGAGCTATTAATTTACCTTGATTGTAAAGATCGATTTACGCGTGATGATTTTATTAATGGGACCTACACCTATTCTTGGGATAAAGATCGGTGGGAACGGTTAAGAAGAGAGGGCTGGATTGAAGTATGGCGATACAGAAACCGCACTACAATTAAATACAGCGTTTTTAAAACTTCTTATAAAACCAAAAGAATGATTACTAGAATATATAATATCCTTTTAGGCGAAGAAGATATACCGTTTGGGCCCTCTAGTAAATTTTATAAAAACAAAACATATACTGATAAAGTCTACAATAAGGCAATTGATGATATGATTAAAGATAAGGATCGATGATGGGAGTTGTACCAATTACGCAGCGCGCTAAATGTAAATATGCGGCCATGCCTATTAACCAAGAGGTAACGGTTGACGCCGCCGGCAAAACGCCGATAAAGCTATATTCTAGCCCGGTGCAAAAAAAAGGCTGTGGATGCGGCTGCGGCGGATAATGTTTAAACTAAAAGACAAAAGTGCGCTTTTTGGTATCAATAAAGAAGCGTCGGAATTTGGGACGCCGGTTTTTGAAAAAGAATTAGGACCAGGCATTGAAGCGGAGGCTAATCGCGACGGCACGGTATTTGTACAAAAGGGCATGAGCCAGCGTGCAATTAACGAAGCGGTTGAGCATGAAAAAGTGCACCTCAGTCAAATGGCGCAAGGCAGACTCGATTATACTAATGGAGAGGTTATGTGGAAACCTGATACTAAATCGCCTATGAAATTTTTCAATAGAAAGATTATGGCCGAAGGTGCATATAATTTACCATGGGAAAAAGAGGCATATCAAAAAACTAAAAAATAATGGCTTACGTACAACATAACTCACCTTTTACAAGACTAAGGAAAACGACAACAGGAAAAGGCCGTCATTTTTTGACAGCTGAAGAAGGGGCTGGAATGACAGCTGCCGGAAGAGCCGCGTATAACCGCGAAACAGGGGGCAACCTAAAGAAACCTCAGCCTGAAGGCGGTAAGCGTCAAAAATCGTTTTGTGCGCGTTCAAAAGGACAGATGGAGATGCACAATATCAATTGTTCTAAAACACCTAAGAAACGTATCTGCGCTGCACGCCGCAGATGGAAATGCTAATATAAAAAGAATATAAAATGGGATCATATACTACTCAACCAGATTTCGCAACAGAGGCTGTAGCTATTACCCCTAATGACACTATGGACAGCACTACGCATTTGGGTGAGGCTGCATTGTATGTGGGCACAGGTGGTGATGTTACTGTTAGACTAAGAAAAGCAACTGCAAACGTAACATTTAAAAATGTTAGCGACGGATGTTGGTTGCCTGTAATCTGCGATTATGTATTGGCTACCGGTACAACCGCGTCTGATATTGTAGCTGTAAAATAATATGGCTGTCGGTATTAGCCGTAGTATCGGCATCGGTATGAAAAAATGCTGCGGCGGAGCTATTTCCGGCGGTGGCGGAGGAGGAGGAGGCGGAGGCTCTACAACGTTTCCTTTGTATTTAGCGACGGTAACCCCAGCGCCAACAGGTTGTGACGAGTTTTCTGTTTATGTACGCGTAAATGGCGTAGCTAAGATGACTATGGTTAAAACGTCTGGGTCGCCCGCTACATTCCCTACGCCGGGTCCTGTACAAATTACAGCGGGTGATATTGTGCAGGTAACGATAGAAAGCCGCCCACCGTCTACAGTGCAGTGTCAATATGATCCTGGTACACAGACAGGGTATACCTGGACAGATGTTACACTAGAAATAGGCGGCACACAAGGCGGGGTTGTTTATTCTAATACATACACATCATCAAGCGGGCAAATTGCATTGTATCAATATACATATACTCCGGTACAAGGTGTTTCCGATATAATTACAGCACGAGGTCAGGCAATGGTATAATATTAGATACATAACAAAATAAGTAATAATAAATTAAGTATAATCAATTAAATTTAAATCAAATGGCAAAAAAGAAAGTAGAGAACAAGCTAACTGACGAGCAACTTGAAAAATTGCAAACCTATGTCAATACCGCAAATCGCATACAGCTTACGATTGGCGGGCTTGAAGCTCAAAAACACGAATGGTTGCATAAGCTAATTGAGGTTAAAGAAGGTATGGAAACATTTCAGAAAGAGCTGGAAGCTCAATATGGAGACGTACAGATTGACCTACAAACAGGGGTGATTACTGAAAATGCAGGTAATTCGTAAAATAAGTATTGGGAAAGACTATAAAAATGACGCCATGCACTATTCTGTTGGACAGGAAGTGTATGGCGGTCATACTATAGTGCATATATTAGAAGAAGAAGAAAAGTATTCTATCTATATACAAAAGTCCGATGCTGTTATGCCATGGAAAGATTTTAATAAAAACATGGCTATCTCTGTTGAATACGATTTAAAATACTAATGAGAAGTGTTTTTAATTTTTTAATAGAGCCAAAAAATGGCAGAACAACTGCATTAAAGCAAGTTGGAGATAAAGAGTTACTTCTTAATACAGAATTGCAAAATCATCAATATACCAGCCGCTTAGGGGTTGTAAGAGCAACACCTACAGCAATGAATACGGAAGTGCAGGTTGGAGATGAAATTATAGTGCATCATAATGTTTTTAGAGCATTTAGAGATATTAGGGGCAAAGAAAAAAACAGTAAGTCGTTTATTGACGAAAATCTTTTTACCGTAAGCATCGATCAAATTTATGCGTATAAAAGAAACGGTGAATGGCAAGCTATTAAAGGTTTTTCTTTTGTAAAGCCACTTGTTAACAATAACAGCTTTAGCTTAGAAAAAGAGCGACCACTTATTGGCAAATTAAAATTCGGCGGGGGTAACATAAAAAATGGTTCGCTTATAGGGTTCACGCCTAGCAGCGAATATGAATTTAATATCGACGGAGAGCGTTTATACCGCGTCCGTAATAATCAAATTACCGTGGAATATGAATACCAAGGAGACGAAAAAGAGTATAATCCGAGCTGGTCGTAAGGCGGTTGAAGAACTTATTAAAGTTGCAGAAGAAAAAATCATTACCAATACAGAAGATGATGTATCTGCAGATAGGTTAAAAAATGCAGCGGCCACTAAAAAGCTTGCAATATTTGACGCTTTTGAAATACTCACACGTATTGAGGAAGAAGAACGCATCCTTGAAAATAAGCCAAAACAAGAAGAGGAAAAGAAAACCTTTTCTGGATTTGCTGAAAAAAGATCTAGATAATGTACGAGCAGAGTCTAGTAAAAGTTGTTGAGCCTGTAAAGCTAACGACTATAAGCAGATTAAATAAATCTAAAGCCTGGAAATATGGCTACAATAAAGAACACGATATTGTAGTTATTAGCAAAACCGGGCAGATAGGGCAGATTATCGAAGTGCAAAACTTGTGTATAGCATTGCCACCCGTCCCTAAGGGATTGAAGAAAAGGGAAAATAAATGGGTTGTTGAGGAGTATCCTAAAGAGCTCAAAAGAATTAAAAGCATATTTGATTGGCAATCGTATCCTGATGAATTTAAAAGCAAGTGGGAGGGTTATATTGACGAAGAATTTAATAGGCGCGAAAACGGGCACTGGTTTTACAACAAAGGCGTCCCTACCTATATTACTGGCACTCATTACATGTACCTGCAATGGTCAAAGATTGATGTCGGACACCCTGACTATAGAGAAGCCAATAGAATATTTTTCATATTTTGGGAAGCGTGCAAAGCCGATAAGAGATCTTACGGTATGTGCTACCTTAAAAACAGACGTAGTGGATTCTCGTTTATGGCTTCAGGAGAAACGGTCAACATGGCAACCATATCAAGTGACGCCCGATTTGGTATCTTATCAAAAACAGGTGCGGATGCCAAGAAGATGTTTACCGACAAAGTTGTACCAATCTCGGTTAACTATCCGTTTTTCTTCAAACCTATACAGGACGGTATGGACAGACCAAAGACCGAACTTGCATATAGGGTTCCAGCTTCAAAGCTCACTAGAAAATCGATACAATCGAAAGAAACACAGATAGAGCTTGAGGGTCTTGATACGACAATCGACTGGAAAAACACAGGCGATAACTCTTATGATGGTGAAAAGCTTAAGCTGCTTGTGCATGATGAGAGCGGTAAATGGGAACGACCTGATAATATTTTAAATAACTGGCGTGTAACCAAAACAACACTGCGATTAGGTTCTAGAATCATTGGTAAGTGTATGATGGGTTCAACGTCAAACTCTTTAGAAAAAGGAGGGGATAACTTTAAAAAGTTATACTACGACTCGGATGTAACTAAACGAAATTCAAATGGCCAAACAAAGTCAGGATTATACTCGTTATTTATCCCGATGGAGTGGAACTACGAAGGATTTATTGATGAGTACGGGCAGCCCGTATTTAATAATCCTGATACAGGCGTTTTGGACCCATTTGGCGACACTATTGAACAAGGAGTTATAGATTACTGGGATAATGAAGTTGAAGGTCTTAAACAAGACCAGGATGCTTTAAACGAATATTACCGCCAGTTTCCCCGTACGGAAGAACACGCCTTTAGAGATGAAACAAAAAACAGCTTGTTTAATCTTGCTAAAATATATGAGCAGATTGATTATAATGAAGATCTGCGTAATACTAATGTTATAACCACCGGTAATTTCCAGTGGGTAAATGGCGTTAAAGATACAAAAGTTGTATTTATACCTTCACCGCAAGGCCGCTTTAAAGTGTCGTGGATACCAGGAGCGAATATGCAAAACAAGCAAATTGTTAAGAATGGCATTAAATACCCGGGTAATGAGCACGTCGGTGCTTTTGGTTGCGATAGTTACGACATTTCAGGAACTACCGACGGAAAAGGTTCGAAAGGAGCATTACACGGACTTACCAAGTTCAGTATGGAAGATGCACCACCAAGTACATTCTTCCTTGAATATATAGCTAGGCCGCAAACCGCGGACATATTTTTTGAAGATGTGTTAATGGCTTGCGTATTTTACGGTATGCCAATATTGGCGGAAAATAACAAACCTAGATTGCTTTATCATTTTAAGCGCAGGGGCTATAGAGGTTATTCAATGAACCGACCC